TCTACGGAAACAATACTATTAACGGGACTCTCTGTAAGCTGTACAATATGAGTATGCCAGTCAATATTAAACTCTTCTACTTTATTAGTAGAATAGTAGTCTACAAGACTATTTCCACAATAAGTTTTTACTAATTGACTCACTGCAGGAACTATAGTAGCAAGACGCAAGTCTTCTTTAGGACTTGTAATCCCTTCTGCTTCTTTATATTCTGCAAGAGTAACTAAATCTGCCATAGTAAATCAATTAGTAAAAACTTGGGGAGGCGAACCTCCCCAGTCTTTATCTCAAGCTATTAAGCTTCGTGGTCGATCTTAACCACAGGCTCTGCACCGGTAGCGCCGGCAATGATTTCTTCAAAGCCGAGTGACTGTGAAGCAACCAGTACTCGACGCTGGTTCATTACTTCATAGTCTTGCTCTACTGCTACACCACGGAGTCGTGGAATAACATAGTTGCGAGTATTAACTGCAAATGCTGCTGGAGCACCTGCTGCCTCTGCTGGGAACTCTTCTGATACAACTACGGGTGAACCGTAAACTGCACCGATAGTACCAACAACTCGTGCTGCGAGATCTGAACCAACTTCATCCAGAGTCTGGAAGTTAGCATCATTCAACAGATCAAAGTAAGAGTTCTGTGATACGATGTAAACCATTTCTGAAGGAACAAGACCATACTTGCCCATTGCTTCACGAGCACCCAACAACATTGCTGCTGTCAAACGAGTGCCTGCACCCAATGAGAAGGTACCGGGGTCATATGCAGCTGCATATCCGTCAAGACCAGTAATTGAACCTGAGCCGTTGACAATTGCATCTTCTACTGCACGACCGTGGGCACGTGCAACTGACTCAACAAGCATTGGCATCAAGTTGATGAGTACCTGCTCGTCTACGTCGTTGTCCATAAAGGTACTAGAAACCAAACGATACGCATTCAGTGTTACCTGCTTCGCGTTGTACTGGTTAGCAGTAACTTGTGGACGGTTTTCCAAGTTACCAGAAGTTGCGGCAGTTGCAAATGCAGCCTTACCGGTGTCTGTCTGGATTGGCAATACAGTCGCACCGCCATTTACTGGGATTTCACGGAACAAACGTGCAACCTTAAGCTCACGCATGATTTCCTTCTCGATCTGTGAAGAAACTTCTTGATCGATGTCAGCAGCGTTAGCAGCATAGTTGATACCAGCTTTCTCTTGAATATCACGTGCAAAATCAGTGTCCCAACCCTTACGAGTCATTACGCCAAGCATATGAGCAGACAAGAAGTCATTGCCCCACTTAGTGATGTCAGACTTCTCTGCGCGATCAGCGAATACACGCTTAGACTCACGCATCTTAGCAATCTCGTCAGACTTCTCTTCGAGTTCTTTCTTGTACTGAGCAAGAGTCTCTTCCATGTTCGCGCTGCGATCACTCAACTCTTTCTGTACGTCAGCCAACAAACGCTCTGCACCAGTCTCAATACCAGTACGGATAGTTTGCTTAACTTCTTCTTCCTGAGCTGCCTTAGCAACTTCAGCTTCTTCTGCGGCCTTAGCTTCTGCTTCGGCAGCTGCTTTTTCTTCGGCCTGTCGAATTGCAATCTTAGCAGCAGTCTCTTCTGCCACCTTCTTAGCAAAAGCGTCCAGGTCGATTTCGGGAGTTTGTACTTCCGACATTTTCATCTCCTTTTGAACTGACTTTTCAGTTCCATCCGGTGTATCACTAGCTTCAAATGAATCTTCATCCTTAGCCAGAGACTGACCGGCTAGATCTACACTATTTTTGAAAGTATTTTTGAAATCCTCATACTCGTCCATCGAGTCAAAAGATTTCGCCAGAGAGAAAGTAGCTGCTTGATTGCAAGGTACCGATACCACCGATACTTCAAACAACTCAGCGTCCTTAATCTTTAATCCGTCAGTTTCCTCTAGGTAATCAGCATCCTTGATTCGGAAACCAACAGAAAAAGCTCCAAGGATACCTTCTTTAACTAACGTCGCCACATTTTCAGGTGCCGATTTAGAAATTTTAGCCTTCATTTCGAGACCGTTCTCAGTGACTTTAAGTCCTGTTGCACGTCCGATAGGCTTGTCATAGTTATGATTGAAAAGAATAATGGGGTTCTTTTCAAAGTTGTTCAGTCCCCCTTTTGTCCACGCTTCTGGCATAATCGTATCTCCAGCGCGATCAAAATCCTTAGTACTTGCGTAACCAGTGATATTAACGCCAGAGTCGTCTTCATCCAAAGCCTTGAAGGTAGAGGTAAGATTAAAAATCTTTTCCATTAGTCTTCACTCTTCTCTGCTTTTGCAGCCTTGCTCAAAGATTCAAGCGGATCAGCTTTTTTCTTTGGAGCAGGTTTGGGAGCTGGCTCGGGAGCTGGCTCGGGTTCTGGAGCGTGAATTTCTGCCCACGCTTCAGGATAGTCGTTTTCCATAATAGTAACAAATCGAGACCAATTACCAAAAAAGTTATCAACTTGTCCAATTCGGAGAGGCACATCAGATTCTTTGCTATACTCGTGTCGAGTAAGTATCTTGCCTTTTTCCATCATATACATTACAAGAGCGTCTAATGCTTGTTTACGTCCTCTAATCCTCACTTTCATCTCCTTCAGGCGGTCGTCCACCTTCATCTGGGTTTGCGGCACTTCCTGCAATATTTGCAGGTACTCGCAGATCATCGTATCCTTCTACTGGGTCAAATCCAAGAGCATCGCGCGCTTCATTGGGAGAAATAATCCCAGTGTTGACCAGTGCAGAATAGTATTGCGACTGATCTCGTAATTCTGGCTGCAGTGCTGGAATATTTGTAATGTCTTCCTGGCACTTAAATCCAAAGTGTCTTTCCATTGCAAAGTTAATCTTTCGTACAATGGGAAGAATTGTCTCAAGGTAATACATTCTCATATTTGGTCGAATGTTTGCATTGTTCCCTGAGTCTAAAAGAATTGGAGGTACGCCGAGTGCTTTTAATATAATCTTTTCGTTTTCTGCAATTGCACTCTGGAAATCCAACTCTTTAAAATTAACATTTGCAAAAGAGTCTATCTCAATACCGCCATCTAAAATAAGAGGGCGCCTACCGCCTGCATCTGGTCGATAACGAGCTGACCAAGACTGGATCATTCTTTCTTTGATCTTCTCTGATAGGGTATTCGGTGACTTGAGTACAAGACCTGGAACGGCCCCATTTTTAAAGAAGTTATCTTGGAAGTCCCGCATACTTCTCATTAGTATCATTGTTCTGAGTGCGGGCTTTAGGCGTGAAACGCCTCGATATATAGAATAGAAAGAGTTGTCCTTTACGTGAATAATTTCACTTGGCTTATAGCTTACTTGCTCATTAAATGTAAACTTTTCAATATAAGTAGTATCACTTGCATGAATAGTTACTTTGTTTGCTGGAAGATGGTACATATGTACACCATCAAAATAAATAAAGATGTTACCATCCAACAAATAATCTGTAATTAAGTTCCGGCGAAAAGTGCTAATGTCCTGAAAAGGGTTCGGCTCTTTATTCAATAAAAGGTCTACTCGTGAACGCTTAATACCTTTTACGACACTAGACATGCCTTGAACTTGTCCGCTGACGGCAATAGGAATTTCTGATGCATCGTCAACAATTAAATTTACGCCTCGATTAACAATTTCGAGGTCTTCATAGGCTCTCTCGTAATTTACTACTTTTTCTCGAGAGGGCTCTGTTTTATGGTCATAGTAGGGCTGAGCAGGATTTAGTTTCTCCTCTATATCAGCTTTTTCGCTCTGCCAAAAATTATACCATGCCATGTTTTTCTCTTTGAATCTCTACCCAGCGCATTTGCTTCTTTGCTGTGACTAAGGGTGGATTTCTACCGTAAAGTCTGTGCAACTCTAAATGATGTTTGTGGCACAAAGTAACGGTGTCGTTATAAAGCTCCGCCCACTTATCTTCTATAAATTCGTCACGCCAGATAACAATGTATTCGTCAGTGTAATGTTCTGGGCGTTCTTTTTGTTTTTCCTTTAACCATTCCCTCAGCAAAGGGGCAAGAGTATAAAAATGGTGAAAATCTAATTGGACCGTATCTCCACAAATTTCACACGACGATCCTTTTTCATACTTTGATTTGGCTCTGTCCCGAATATATTTTATCGGATCTCTTTTGAGCTTTTTCATATTTGGAATTATAGCTCCCTTAACATAAATTGTCAAACACTATTTTTTGTAGGTCTCATTAAAACCCAGTCTGACTTGTTTCAAATGAATACAATGCATACCTTAGTGCATCAGCCATGTGAGACGCACGATTGTGCTTCGGTTTTTCTTTTGCTAGATTTGGATTGGGATCCCATTGGTA